AAATATTTTTATCACACTCAGAAGCATGATCTATAAAATCTTTTGCCCTTTCAATTTGTTTTTTTAAATCCCATCCAACAGGAATTTGAGCTCCCCAAAATCTTATAACATTGATTTCATCTGCACTCATAGTTTAAAATCCTCAAATCTTTTATTCATTTCAGTTTTATCATAGACCGGTGTGTCGTCAGTTAATGTTTGTTGATTATCATCTACATCAAATAAACGCATTTTAGATCTGTCTATACCTAGCACAAAACGTTTTTTATACGTAGGATCGTTATAACGATTTTTTAATTGCTTGACCATTATCTGGCCTTGTTGTTCCAATTCTTCAGTCGATACCAAAGCAAACATAAGATCAGCTGTAGCCGGTAGACCGAAAGATTCAGACGTATCTTCAAGACCAACATCCGAATTCGAATAACCACTACGAGTAGTTTGAGTCGCAGATATAAGAGGTACATCAAACTCGACAGCGAGACCTCGTAATTCCTCAGCAATCGCTTTAACATAAGTGTAAGAGTTAATAGCACCGCCCATTCCTTTCATACGTGAAGAAGCACATATATTTAGGTAATCAATAAAGATAATATCAGGCTCAAACTTTTTCTTAAGTTTTAATTCATTAAGTAAAGCACGAAAATGTCCTGAATGTGCTTGACCGGTTGGATATTCTTTAATAATTAATCGACCATTTGTTTGCTTAGCAAGCTGTGATACTTTTTGAGAGAACATATCCTTTGATAGTTTCTCTAATTGATCAATCGGTATATTCAATAAGTTAGCATCAATACGTTCGGCAATACGTTCTTCTGCCATTTCCATTGTAATATAAAGAACATTTTTACCTTCAGTCAAAGCTGCTGCCGCAACATGACACATAAACAAAGACTTACCCACACCAGTACCAGCCAAAGCAATGTTCAAAGTCTTATTTGGCAAACCGCCTTTTGTAATTTTATTAAAATAATCGAGATCAAACGCAATACGTTCTTCATCTTTATGATAAAACTCAAATCGCTCACTAAAGTTTTCGATATAGTCATGACCGATATTTGCGTCGAAGTTAACCGCAAGAGCGTCTGAGAGGATCTCTGGTAACGCATTCTTTGTGAGACTTTGATGTTTACCATCAATAATACTGATAGATTCCATTACGGCATTATGCAATGCTCGATCTTGACACCACTTTTCAGTTTTATCTAATAACCAATCATAATCGATATCTTCGGTTTTAAATATTTCAGGAAGTATTTCTACGGCATGACGATAATGTTCATCACTAAATTCAGAATCATCTAACTCAATTTTAAACGATTCTTGAGTCGGTAGTCTATTATATTTAGATACGAATTTACCAACCTCTTTAAATAATTGGCGATAGACTCCTTCAAAATATTCATTTTTTATAAAAGGTAAAACCTTCCGCATGAACTTATCATTCACTAGAAGGTTTCGTAAAATTGTTTGTTCAATTGAATGCATTACGTCTCGCTGAATTCCATAAGTTATATTCTTTTGCAAAAGTTATTTTAAATTTTTCAATCGTGTCATTTGAAACAACTGGGTTTATTCTATGACTTACATTCACCTGTTCCAAATTAATATCAAATCCTAATCTATTTTGTAAAAAATCAATAGCAAGAGGAAGTTGTTCATATTGAAAAAGATGATCTATTGGTGGATCATTTTCTTGCTCCGGCAACAAAAAATCTGTTTGAAGATACCATTCTTTTTGGATATAGTTTTCAATAAAGTTTTCAAATGAAAGACCTCTTACTTCAAGCTCATTCCAATCTCTATTATCATCTTGAGTCATTTTATACCAACTCATAAACCAATCAAGAGGTTCTCTTATTAAAGAAAATGTTTCATATGAATCTATATAAGATTTATAGTTTTTAATATATTTTTTATATGAAATATGTTTGTCGACAAAAAATGCTTTTTCTGAGTTTTTATTATTAAAATTATTATAAAAATATAATGGATCAGCCAATAAAGCCCATGCTGCATCTGCATCTACAGATTCTCCCTTTGGCCGACTATTTACATGTAGTTTATTTTTTTCTAAAAAAAATTCAAAACTGCTAGTAGCGGTTTTAGTATTTTCTAAAATTACTAGCTTTTGTTTTGCAAATACTATCAATTAAAGCATTCCATTTTCACGCATTTGTTGTCGGATTTTTGTTGCACTAATATCATGGATTTTTTCACCAAGATCGTGTTGAGTAAATGTATAACCAACACCTCGACCATAGCTAATATCTACGATATTCGGTACCTCCATTATAACATATTCTTCATTGATCGTAAACCCTTCTCGTGCCAATCCATCAACAATTTGTGAAGAAACATAATCAAAGCCAAATGGATTATCGTTTTGCATTGCTGTACGTCCGCCACCTGCGTCTACGTTTTGACCAACAATTCCGCCAACATCACGAACCATAATAGCTACTTGTCCGGTCTCGGCCAAAGCCTTCTTAAATAATTCTGTATGGCCTTTATGCCAAGGTTGCCAGCGTCCTAGCATTTGTGTTGTAGGTTTTTTCCAATCAAACATAATATGTTTCTTTCATTCTTTTTGCTAAATCTAAAATCCATTCGTCACTTTGAAATGATTCAATAATATAATCAAAATCTGTAGGTTCTTCAAAGATTTTATTTGTATCTTCGTATCTTCCGGCCTCTATTGTATTCATCCAAATAGTAATGTCCGCATTGAATTCTTCGCGGGTTTTACCAGTAGGACATACAAAATCGCAAATAACGGTACGACCTCTTACTGCTTCGAATGTAGCAATTGTATTCATACGTTCTGATTGACGTCTACGACCAGCATCAGAGAAATCCCAATCATTTGCCATCTCTCTTACTTTATCAGCATTATACCACGCACAATTCAGATGAACGTGTAATCGCTTGGCTAAGTGAGTTTTACCAGAACCTGGTAAACCCATAATCAAAATTTTCATTCTTTCCTCTCATTCGTAATTAGTTCATCTCTCATTATTGCCATTTCAATTACATCATGTAAAATAAGTCCGGTAAAATGTTGAAAGTCTTCGTCGTCCGGAGTTAAAGAATCATCTGGTGTTTCAATAATTTCAAAATTATAATGGATAGCTTCATCTGGTCCATTGATAGAAATAGCACCAAATTGTACCACAGTTTCAACAAAAGGTCCAGTGAGTATTCTTACCCACCAAGACATTTCATTTTCTGGTGAAGGAATTAATTTATAATCAACTCCTTCAGATAATTTATCTACGTTAATCATGCTTCCTCAACAATCTCATCCATCGATACTTGATCTTTATGGCCAATTGTGTATTGCTTTTTAACAAACTCTTTAAAATTAGTTTCAGCAAAAATTGGTTCCCAGAATTCTTTTTCTAAAGTGAAATCATGCCTAACCTTTTGGCCAATTTCACCTGTCTCCATATCAACCGTTGCATACCAGCCATTTGAAGGTTTAGTAACGTACCCACCAGCAAGAGCCACGTCAAGCAACCCAGAATAACTGCGAACACCACCGTCCCAGGAAACAGTAATAGGAATCTTAGACTTTTCTTTAACATATCTGCTCTTTTCAACATTAATTACAAAATGATACCCCTGAACCTCGGTGCCCTTTTTATCTTGTTGACGACCAAGAATCCAAATATTATCGGCTGAATAATAAATTCCTGTACCACCACCGACAACTGCTTTTGGAAATAAACCGATTTCCATATAAGTATGATTCACTGCTAGCATTGGAATATTTTTCATGGCCAAATAAGGTGTTGCCATACGGAACAAACCTTTCAGAGCTTTTGCTCTTGACATATCAGCAACTGATTTTTCATTTAAAGCATCTTCCATTTCTTTCTTCGATGCTAAGTTACCGATAGAATCGATAACAATAATGACTTTATCGTCGCGATCAATTTCCTCAAGTTGAGCAATCATATCAAATTTTAATTCTTCGACATTTGTAATCGGAGTATGAAGTACTCGTGATGTATCAACTTCAAATTGTTCGAAGTAAGCTTGAGGTGAACCAAACTCTGAATCATAAAATAACATAACAGCATCTGGATTTTGTTTTAAATAAGCTGCTGCCATAATCAAAGCAAAAGATGTTTTAAAATGTTTTGAAGGACCAGCAAGAACAGTAAGGCCTGGAGCCAAACCTCCATCAATAGATCCTGATAGCGCTACATTAATCATAGGCACATCGGTTGGAGTCATATCCTTTTCATTAAAGAATTTTGACTCAGAAAGAACCTCCGTATTTTTAAGCTTAGAGTTCTTTTTGAGTTTGTCCATTACTGACATATGTGTCTCCTAATTTATATTATAATATCGTTTGTACCATGAAATAAAAGATGTAATACCGGTTTCAATATTAGTTATAGGCCTATAACCTAATTCTTTAATTTTTGTTAAATCAGATAATGTGTGACGAATATCTGCTGGATGCATTTCTGTAAAATTAATCTCAGCTTTACGTCCTAAGTTTTCTTCAATCAGACTAACAAATTTCATAAGTGGAACACTTTCTCCACTACCAATATTATAGATTTCATGAGTATCAATTCTATGAACTTTATCTATGAGTAATTGTACACCATTTACGATGTCTTGTACATATGTAAAATCGCGTGACATGTCACCGTGCCCATAAACATCAATTGGCTCTCCTTTTACAATCTTGTCCGTAAATCCATGAAGTGCCATGTCAGGCCTTCCATACGGGCCATACACTGTAAAAAATCTAAAGCCGATTGACGCAGGTAATTTACTACTTTTAAATTGACATTCATTTGAATATTTTGTCCAGGCATAAGGATTTAAATGGTGTTTGAATTGCATATCCTCAACAAACGGAGGTTCTTGACCTGCATAAACGCTTGAGCTAGAAGCATATACTACCGGAATATTATATTTTTCTGCGGCATCAATAATATTTTGCGTACCATTTAAATTATTATCTATATACGTATAAGGATTTTCTAAAGAATTTCTTACTCCGGCCCAAGCCGCAAGATGAACTACAACATCTACACCATTTAGAAGTCCTGATCTAAATTTTCGAATATCGTTATTTAAGACAGGAATTGCGGCAAGTCCTAAATGTTTTGCTCTATCTAACTTTAAACTCTTATCATAATATCCATTATAATCATCACAGCCTAAAACTTCATGGCCATATGCACGAAGCTCTTGAGCCAAATGAAATCCAATAAATCCTGCAATACCAGTAATGAATATTTTCATCGTTCGTTCACATGTGCTATTTCACCAGTCATAGTATACTGGATATTTTGTTCTTTTTCTCTATCGTCTTTTTCATATTCAGATCGATACTTATTATTGCGATCCATAACATATTCAAGCAATGGCATATGTGTAGTAAAGTTTATGAACGCCGAAACATCTTTTGGAAAACAAGCACCGCCAAAACCGCGCTTGCCGTCAAAACCAGGGACACGAGTATGGGAATGCCCAATTCTTGGATCAGTACCAATTGCGTTGGCGATACGACCATAATTACCTCCAAAATCTTTTATTGTATCATAAAGCTCGTTAAAGAATGTTACCTTAGTTGCTAAGAAAGTATTGATTCCATATTTTACAAAGCTTGCATCTGTCGGTGACATATGAAATACCGGACAAGGTTTACATATACTGTAATCTCTATAAAAGCCTTCTAACTTTTCTGTTTGTTCTATATTACCACCAAAAATATGTACAAATGGATTTATAATATCTTCGTTAGCATTCTTCTCTGTCAAGAATTCTGGATTATAAACTATTCGATGTTTAGCAGAACCACGGAATAAATTTTCTATTTGATCAGGCGGTACCGTAGATTTAACAACTATAAGTCCGCTTCTTCGTTGAGTAATTTTAGATAAAACATCTTCAAGAATACTTACATCACATTGTCCATGTTCATGCATTGGTGTTGGTACACAAACAAATGTAACATCAGCTGCTAGTCTTACATCATGTAAATGAACGTCATACTTAGGATCAATGATTTGCTTTTCTACATCGTCTTGAAACGCGTAATCTATTGCTTTGCCTACAAAGCCGTGACCTATAATTGTAATTTTTAACATATTAAACCATAAATTTATCTAAACTCTGAACATTTGGATTTACGATAGGTGCTTCTACTAAAACATCTTTTTTCTTCCCACCAGTATATAATCTTTTAAATCCGCCTGCATTTTTATATGGACCAGCTCTACAAACATTATCAAGGAAACGAATAAAGATACAAAGAGTATCTTCATGTTGAGCCGGAGTTGTACCTAATTTTTCTGATAATTCTACAAGACCAGCATCGGTAAAATCATCTAATGCCATTCCTTTAGGTCTTTCAAAACATTCGAACAATCCGTCTCTTGCATTTGATCCACACATAAGCATGCTCCATGGATCAACATTATTTGGATGATAATGGGCAATATCTGCCGATGTCA